AGATATTGCAACAACACTTATAGGATTACAACCTGTTTGGCGCAATAATTTTGGTGGTGCTGCTCTGGCGGCCGCTAGTCAAACTGGCGACGCTCAGATGCTTGACGTCTTGACACCTGTCAATACACTACTTAGAATGAGTTTAGCACTTAAAAAAGTAGCATCACAAAAAACAGCAATCACAGCAGCTCAAGCAGGTCAGATATTTGGAGTTACAGCAAATGCCGGTACCATTCAAGACATGACAGGTGTGACAGATGCTACTACTAATCTTATTCCTGCAACCTTGACTCCAATAACAATAACAGGGACTACAGCAGCTGATTTAACATTAAATGCATCTGCAACAGATTTAGCATCAGATCTAGATCAAGCGATTCTCGTGTTCGATGACTATACTATTGAAAACACTCATGCACTTACAATTGTACTTCACGCTAACAACGGTTTGTTAGCTGCTTCTTGTGAAGCAGTTACTACCGGAGACGGTACTGATGCATTGACACGTGCGGGAGTAGCTACTGATGCTGACAAAAGTATAATATTGACAGCAACCGGTGACACAAAGATTTTGCCTGGTTCTTTTATCTACCTGCAGGCAGGTGCAGACTCTGGAGAGATGGCCATTAAAATGTGCTTAAGAGTAAGTGGTGGTACTATTGCTCCAACATTTACCTAGAAACATAGTTTAACTATTGTAAAGACACTCTTCGGAGTGTCTTTTTTATTTACTAGTTCTTCTCTCATCATATAATTAAAATACACACACATTACACATAAGGAGAAAACAATGAGTGATAGTAACCCATTTACACTAAGAGCTGGCCTCTTAACTCAGGCAGAAGGAATATTACAACATAGATATCGTGAGAATTATGAAAGACTAAGATACTTGTGCGATCGTGATATGGTAAATCCTAAAACAGTAACATGGCCTGATCCACCTTCAACGGAAGATATTATTACTGAAGCTGAGAAACTTTATAAGTTTGTACAGACAAAGTAAAACGTGAAAGCAAAACTCAAACAGGAAGGTCAACATTAAGTTGGCCTTTTCTTTTTTATATACCTATTTATATCTAGAGAGGGTGTATGAAACATTACAGATATAAACTAGTAGATTTTTTAAGCGAAGCTCAGCAAGATTTTGCAGATACAAAACAGTTTTATGGCGGTGATAGTGATACAGGAATTCAGGCCGGCAAACCTGGAAATGCAGACTTTAATAGTAAGACAATAGCTGATATATACGCATCAGGTGTAAAAATATATCATGATGCTGCTGCAGCTGTAAGGCAAAATACTAAAGTTATAACTAAAGGTGACCTAGATATAAAAGATCTTAAAGCATCATCACAAGCTAAAGTTAAATTGCCTTTTGGGCAAGGAAAAGTTGACAGCGTTATTGATTTAAAAAGTGGTACATTAAGCACAGTCGGAGAATTTGATTTAAAGTTAGGTGATAAGTCGTATAAAGCAAAAATAAAAGATATGGATCTGACAGATCCAACTAAAATAAAAAATTCACCTTTTAGTTTGACAATCGACGGCCCTAAAGGCCCACAAACATTTGATATACATGTTCAACCAGGCGGTAAAGGAAAAGGAACAAAATATTCGGCAGGTTATGCAAAAACTGGTAAACTAGGTGATAATCCGATTTCGAAAGCAAAATATAGTTTTTCAGTCAATGCTGTTGTTCCGCCTAATGTTTCAGACACAAAAGGAAGTTTTGATTTAGTATTAAGTCAATTAAATTCTAAAAAAGGCAGTGGTACCACTATTAATGTAGGCGGTAGTGCCAGCAAAGAAAGTGTTGAATTAAAAGTAGGTGGAGGTAAAACATTTAATTTTGAGCCAATTGGCACCGGTGGAAAAGTTAATGTTTCCGGATACGTATCTGGTGGTAAAACTTTTGGTCAAAAAGGGCCAAATGTTGGCGCGGGAGTCCAAGCTACGTTTACAGTGCCCAGTCAAAAGAAATCTAAGAAAGAAACAACAAAAGCTGGAGATGTAGCAAGCAAAGCACTTAATAAGTACATTCCAAAGTATGTTGAAAAAAGCACAGATACAGCTCAAGGTGACTTAAAGAGAGATAAAGAAACAGGTGCACCTAAAATAACTGGAGATCTTGAAGATATTAAGCAAGATGTAAAAGGTGCAACAAAGGCCGTGAAAAAGGCTATCCAAAAAGAAAATATAATTACAATTACAAAAAAAGATTTAAGTTTACTAATAGAAAAATTGTTAAATTAGGAGAAATTTGTGTTACTTTTATTAAGTTTGTTGGCATGCGATCAACCGATTGTTGATGACTCTAATAACCCAAATGTTATTGTGCAAGAGATAGAAAAATGTATGCACATAAAGGATCACAGACCATGTAATTTTGAATCCTTTAATAGCGATGGTGTTAATACTAATCTTTACGATTTAGAAGGCATGCCGTTCATTTTAGACATCTCTGCAGCATGGTGTCCACCATGTCGTGCGGCTGCACAAGAGGTGCAAGAGGTGCAAGATTATTACAGTGAGTATGATTTAAAGTACTTAACACTATTGTTTGAGGATACGAGCGGAGAACCACCTGATGTACAAGATCTTAAAAATTGGAAAATACAAAATGATATCACAACTGCACCAGTTTGGGGTGGTAGTAGAGAGTTATTAGTACATGATGTTATAGATACTGAAGCAGGATTTTATATGACTGCATTACCAACTTTTTATTTTATTAACAAAGATATGAGAATAATTAGTATGCAAGAAGGTTTTAGCTCAGAATCTATTGAGCAGCATATTGAGGAGATGTTATATGAGTAAACAAAAAAAATTATATGAGATGACTTACGGAGTTATAGAACCTGAAATAAGTTTGGTAAAAGATCCGATATCACCTGAAGAGGTACCTGAAGATGCTGACAACTACGATATATACGATGATGCCATTGAAATGGCACAACAAATGGCAGCACAATTTGGCGGCGATATCGATCGGTATGCACAAACAAATTACCCAGAAGTTTTAGACATGTATAATGACGACATGACTTCAGGAGAAAAATTAATTCAATACATTGTAGACGGAGGTTTAGAATAATGATGTATCAAAGTTTACCATACACTGATGTATGGTTAAAGAAAAGTTTTTTAATGGGCCCTGATAGTTTTAAGTGGGGTAAAGATGAGATGATTAAAGGAGTATTGGTTGGTGTTAAAGCAACAAGAGGAAGTCTTCTCTTATTTGAAGTATACTTACCTGACTATCATGCTTCGTACGATAAAGTAATACAAGCAGCAATTTTTAATAAGCCAGAATCACCTAATGAAGAAATTAAGCTTGATGATATCGCGTATTGGGATTGTATCGCCGGTGACATAGAAGTGTATAAAAAAGCTTTATTTGCAACTAGCCACGTGCAACTATTATCAAAAACAGGAAAAATGCTTGAAGGTCAGTATCAATTTACAATTGATTTTAGAGCGCCTAATGAAAATTTTGGACCTGATTTTTCACAAGCAAATTGGTGGTCAGAGCACAAGCAGAAAAATTTCTTTTTTGATGACGATACAGGTATATTGGCATGCGGGCCTAATAATAAGATGAGATACGTTGACGAGAGTTTATGCCCGCCAAAGCCTGAAAAACCATTTTTTAAGGTTTATAAACAAAATTATTTATCACATGAAACACATTCACGTTTTTTTGGTGACATCGGCGATGAATTTGATTATGATATTAAGAAGAGTAACAAATAAATGGATAAAGCGTTAGTTGTAGAAAATATTTTAAATGACTATCAATTTAAATTAAAGCCTAGCGATATTAAAGGCGCTGGTGTAGGCTTATTTTCTCTGAGCAAAATTAAGTCAGGAGATCTACTTTATAAAAATGAAAATTTAAAAAATACAAATTTTTTTATACCTTGGAATGATATAAGAGGTGCTCATTACGAATTAGTAAGACACATTTGTTCCACTTGTTTGACAAATAACGAAGGATTTTATATTGATAATTATTTGACTGACATTAGTTGCTTTTATTATCTAAATCATTCTGAGACACCCAATGTCTTTCATGATAAAAAATTAGATCTCTACACTGCATTAGAAGATATAGAGATAGGACGAGAGCTTACAGTATTTTATCCAGAACATGAAAGAGATTGGTTAAACGACAAACTAGAAAAAAGAATAAAAGAGTGGTGCAAAGAATAAAAAAACGAGTTTCCAAATGAATAAAAAAAATAAAGTAAAAGATCCAGTTGATGAATTTGTAGATAGCTTACCTGAATTTAAAAAGTACAAAGGTAAAGGCAGTAATCCTTGTTGGAGAGGCTATAGCCCAGGAGGAGGTGATCCTAACAAACCAAAAACAAAAATAGGTAGAAGTGGAAAAAGAGTTGCTAACTGTTTAAGAAATAAGAAAAAAAAGAAAGTTAACGAAGGAGATCCGCCAAAAGGTACAGGTAAAAAGCCTAAGGGAAGCGGAAGAAGACTTTACACAGATGAGAATCCTAAAGATACAGTTTCAGTTAAGTTTAGAACAAAGTCCGATATTCAAGATACTTTTTCAAAAAAAAGCTTTAAAGCAAAGTCACATAAGCGACAGTCACAAATTATTAATTTAGTGCACCAGCGTGTAAGAGCAGCATACAAAAATGCTAAAGATCCTGCTACTAAAAAGCGTCTTAAAAGAGCTTTTGATTATGCGAAAGAAAGAAAAGAAGCTTCTAAGAAAAAAACAGAAAGAATGAAAAAGAAAAAGAACGAGTTGAGTTTATATGAAATAACTTTTGGAAATATTTCAGAATATTAGTTGACAACTTAATATCTATATTGGGTTGCTTGAAGTTGCGTGTTATATATATAAGTAGATAGGGAGCGTAATATTATGGCAACTTTTTCAGAATTAGTAGCAGCTGGTGTGAGCCCAACACCTTTTGGCATATTTAACGATTTTGATACGTTTAAGACAGAAGCTGAGCAGATGGTGACGTTCGTTAAGCGAAAGTTAGGTGATGATATCTTAAGTGTAGAGCTGACTAAAAAAATGATTTATGCCAATTTTGAAGAATCAGCTTTAGAATATGGTGCAATATTGCATCAGTATCAGGCAAAGTCAGAGCTTTTAAATTATCTAGGCTATACAACCGGGTCAGATGTCCAGCAAAAACTACCTAGACAAAATTTAGAATACTTGCAAAGATTTGCGGAACCTTATGCAATGGAAGCTAATGTAGGAGGATCATATAATTCTATAAGCGGGTCTATAACACTGGATAGCGGTAGACAAGATTATGATTTACATACAGAGCTTAAAAATGCAGCAGGTACTTCATTATTTACTCTAGGGTCTAATGCTGTAACTTCTTCTGATGGCACTCTTCATTTAAGAGGAAAAATGAAAATAGCTGAAGTATATCACTTTGATCCTCAAGCAGCTTATAGGTTTTTTGACACAACGTCAGCTATTAATTATCTAAACAATGAATTTAGTTTTGAATCGTTTACACCAGAAACAATTTTTTATGTCTTACCTGTCTTTGAGGACATACTTCGAGCAGGCCAGCTAGACACTTCAAACAGAGTTAGAAGATCAAATTATTCTTATGAGATATTAGGGACAAAACTAAGACTTTTTCCAACACCAACCGGTCAGTTACACGGTAAAAAACTGTGGGTTAGAGTTAGACACTATCCTGATCCTCTTAATCCTGCATATACAGATAATTCAATATTTGGTGTTTCTGACTTAAGCAACATACCCTATAATAACTTAAATTATGATCAGATTAACTCTATAGGTAAACAGTGGATAAGGCAATATACACTAGCACTTTCAATGGAAACACTAGGTCGAGTCAGAAGTAAATTTGGATCGATTCCTGTGCCGGGTAGTGATGTTTCTTTGGATGGTAAAGAATTAATTAGCGAAGGTCGCTCAGATAAGGAGAAGCTAGTTACCTCTTTGAAAGAAATGCTAGAGACACTAACGTATGATTCTTTAATTGAGAAAAGTGCAGCACGTGCTGAAAACTTGCAAAAACAACTTAAATATATTCCTGTGCCTAATGGTCACGCAATATTCTTTGGATAATTATTATGTCTAGACTTTTTATAACACCACGCGAAATTAATTTCTTAAATGACGTTGCTAAGGAGCTAGTCAAAGATGTTGTCGGTCAGAAAATATATTACTTTCCTATATCAGAACTTAAATCACGAGTTCATGATGTTTATGAGGAATCAAGAGACAAGATATTTGACAATCCTATTGAAATTGATGCATTAGTCAAGTATATGCCACAAGACGTCACTACTGACAAATTTGGTAGTGAAGAATATTCTTCTATTGAAGTATTTGTGCAATCAAGAGACTTATTAGACAAGAAATTGGAACTTTTTGAAGGTGACTTTTTCTCATTTGGAGAAAAATTCTTTGAAGTTATTAAAGCACCTGATTCAACGACTTTATTTGGTCAGATTGAATATAATGGATATACTACAATTACTGGTAAACAAGCAAGAAAAGGACAGTTTATCAGCGAAATATTTGGTCCTACCAGTGAAACAAATAATGACCCTGATGCTATTCAAGATACTTTTCATCAGCAAAGAGGGTTCAAAACTAACAGACAAGGTGTTACAGGTGATATAAGAGAGTTAAGAAAAAGAGGCGTGTTAGATGAACCAATTACTGGCCCAAAGGAAGTGTCTTCAAAAGGATCGAATAAAGCTGGAAATGGTTTTTATGATGAGTAAGAAAAGCTATGAAAAAAATTGATTTTAAAAATTATGATAAACCGGTTACTGAAGGCTATGACATACCTTCAGCAGGTATTGAAGATATAGATAGAGCGTTAGTGAAGCTATTTAACGACGACATATCTTTTGAGGTTATGAGCAATAATGAATTAGTTAAAATTCCTGTTGTCTTTGCTTCCGGAGAGCGTTTTGCACTAACTAGGAGAAAAGATCCAATTAGAGACAAAAATAATACGCTTATATTACCAATAATATCAGTTTCTAGAGGAAAAGTTGATTTTAGTGCATCACAAGGAGGTCGTGGGTCAGCAATTACTACAAGAGATCAAAGCAATTATGTAATTAAAAAAAGACTATCCGAAACTGATCGTGACTATCAAAATATCATAAATAAATTTGGAATAAAAAATCAAGATAATGTCGCATCTAGAAAGAATTTTATGAGTCAAGATATATCACCTGGTAATAGAGCTAATCCAGGAACAATAGCATCTAGAAGACAATCGAATGGCCTTAAATTTTCAAAGTCTGGTGGGATGATATCACTCACTAATAAGAATGTAGGAAACAATATATTTGAAATAATTCAAATACCTTATCCTACACTAGTAACTGTAGACTATGAAGTAACCTTTTGGACACAGTACATGACTCAGATGAATGAAGTGCAAGAGGCTTTTCTCTCCAGTATGTTAGGACAGTCTGAAGAATTTTTAATTGTTTCAGAAAAAGGTTATGAATACGTAGCAAAGTCAGGAACTTCATTTTCCTCAGCATTTAATTTTGATAACTACACTGACTCTGAAAGAATTATTAAAACTTCTATAGACTTTAAAGTCTCAGGTTATCTTTTGAATGTTGACGTACCAGGTATACCAAACCAAGTTAGAAGCTTTTTATCTGCACCTGTAATTGAATTTGGTTATAACAATGCCAATAAACAAATTGTTAAAAGAAGCAATGGTGTAGATAACAAAAGAGACGTTGATTCTTTCATATTAAGTGACGTAAAACCACTAGAGAATAATAATCCTGATGATTTAGGAGTCCAAACTCAGATCGTTAATCCATTCACTGGCGATAAAGAGGTAAATTTTTCAAAAATTATAACTTCTGATCAAAGAAGTGGTGAGACAGTTGTAAGTAGCCTCTTGATTAAAAAAATTGAAACTCAATATGAATAAGATTTTTACTTCGCAAAATGATACTTATAACAGAATATATATAGTACAAGGAGTGTTCAATGGCTGAACAAACATTTAAATCTCCAGGTTTTTTTGAAAAAGAAATTGATTTAACTACAAGATCACAGCAAAATTTAGGAGTTCCTGCAGGAATTATAGGTACTTCAAAAAGAGGCCCTGCTTTTGTTCCTATTACTGTTGGTTCATTTTCTGAGTTTACTAATAAGTTCGGTGAGCTAGACCACGAAATGTTCGGGCCTTATGCAGTTAATGAATTCTTAAAGAACAGAACAGCTGTGACTTATGTAAGAGTGTTAGGTGCAGGAGCAAATTCAACACAGTCTGAAATAAATGTGACCAAAGAAAATGGAACAGTTAAAAATGCCGGTTTTATCATTAAAGGAGCACGGGCAAATTCAGGTGGTTTTGGAGGGCCTCCTAATTCTCATGTAGGATCAGTTCAATTTCTAGTTGCTAATCACGAAATTCATGAAGGCGGGCAAGAATCGTTAGCTTACCCAATTTTTACTGATAACGATTCTTTTGGTACTGGTCAGGCTAATATGGTAAGAGGTGTCATATTTATGGCATCAGGTTCAAGAATGGAAATAATTGATACACATGGAAATTATTCACATCTTGCCGGCTTACCTAATCAAATATTTACAGGATCTATTTCAGATTATGACAATACAAAAACACAAGGTACTTTTAAACTTGTAGTATCTTCATCAGCTGGCGCTAGTTTTGGAACAGAAGATGGATTTGCAGGAATTAAAATTTACACTGCATCATTAAACCCTAGCAGTGATTACTATATTAGTAAAGTTCTTAACACAGATCATAGGAATTTTCAAAAAAAGGAGCATTTGCTTTACTTACACTACCCAGTAGAAGATGAAATTGTCAGAGTAAAATACGAAGCAACGCAAGGAACAGTAGCACTTTTATCCGGATCAACTGAGACTTTAAGAAACAATTACGGTAAATTTGATACCCGTTATTCTAACTCTAGAACTACAAGTTTTATTTCACAACCTTTCGGCGACAAAGAATATGATTTATTTCATTTTGAAACTTTAGATGATGGTGCGAATACACAGTACGAATTTAAAATATCAATAAGTAACATTAGAAGGTCAACTGATCCTTTAAACCCATACGGTACATTTACTGTTGAAGTGCGCAAATATAGAGATACAGATAAAGCTACACAAATTATTGAACAGTTCACAAATTTAAATTTAAATCCTAATGACGAAAATTATATTGCTAAGAGAATTGGTGATGAAAAAATATTTTTTAACTTTGATGCATTAAGCGACTCAGAGCGTAGATTAGTTAAAACAGGAAAGTTTTCAAATAATTCTGAGTACATAAGAGTTGTGATGAATTCAGCGCTTGATAATATAGGTAACGTTCCAAAGTCTGCTCTGCCGTTTGGTTTTAGAGGTATACCTGCTTTAATTACAAATGGAAGCTTAAAAGACGAACCAACAGGTACTGAAATGATAAGTGAAGGTAAGACATTTAATGTTGATGCTGTTGATGCCATGTCAGGATCGATTATACCGCCCTTACCTTTTACTATAAAAGCGACACGAGGTTCAGTAAAATCGAACGGTAATTACTTTGGTGAATCTGGTAATTCTGAAGTGGCAGATCCTAGAGTATACTGGGGAGTTAAAACTACTAGACTACCTCTAACTTCTAGTTTAACTCAAGCAGCTTTATACACAAACGCCGGCGGTTTAGTAAATGAAGTTACTGACAACTACATAAAATTTAGTGGTATTCAAAAATTAAATGTGATAACAACCGGTTCAAAATCTGATACATTTAATAATAATAAATTTACATTAGCAAGAGTTGCATTTTCAATC